TACACCTCGAAAGGCGGCGATGCCAGCCCTGCAGAATTTACCGCCGGTGCCGGCCGGCGCACCCGGATTTGGCGCGCTTCAGGTCGCAAGCCTTGGAGTGACGCAGGCTGCTGAACAGGCGCATCGCGAAGAGCTCGCCCAGTCGAGCCAGACGATCAGCGACGAAGAGGCGAGCGGCCTCGCCGGGATCGTCCGGCGCAACTGGGAGATCTTCAAGATCTTCCGTAATACACGAAGCGGCTGGTCGCTGCGCATGCTCGATGCGCTGCGCCAGTACCAGGGCCAGTACAGCCCGCAAAAGCTGGCGGAGATCAGCCAATTTGGCGGCTCGACGATCTACGCCCGCCTGACGGCCACCAAGTGCCGCGGCGCCGCGTCCCTGCTGCGCGATATCTATTTGGCGCAGGATCGGCCGTGGGGTCTAGACCCGCCGGACGACCCGGAAATTCCGGTTCAGACGTTCTCGAACATTACCCAACTGGTTCAGTCGGAGATCCTGAACCTGAAAGCCGGCGGCCAGCCCCTGCCGTCGATCGATGATGTGCGCGACCGGACCTACTCGCTGATCGAGGAAGCCCGGATGGCGGCCAAGCGCAAGGCCAAGGACAAGGCCATGGTCGCCGAGGACAAGATCGAGACGCTGCTCAAGGAGGGCGGGTTTTATATCGCCATGGCCGAATTCCTGTTCGACCTGACGGTGTACCCGATCGCCTACATCAAGGGCCCTGTTGTCAAAATGGTGCCCCAGGTGGCCTGGCGGAATGGCACCCCATACGTCGATCAGGTTCCCCGGCTTACCTGGACGCGGGTAAGTCCATTTGACATCTGGTTCACTCCCGGTGTGGCTGACATCGAGTTCGCAGACATGATCGAGCGCAGCCGCATCACGCGTGCTCAACTCAACGATTGCCTCGATTTGCCTGGGTTTAACCACGATGCCGTGAAGCAGGTCCTGACCTACTACAACCGCGGCTACACCGAGAGCCCCGACTTCACCGATGCCCAGCGCGCGGTGCTCGAGAACCGCGAGAACCCGGCGATGAACTGGAGCTGGATGATCGACCAGCTCGAATTCCACGGCAACGTGCAGGGCGAAGTGCTGCTGCAGGCCGGCATGCCCAAGGAAGACATCCCCGACCCGATGCGCGACTACGGCGTCGAGATCTGGATGATCGGCCGGTATATCATCAAGCTTCAGCTCAACCCCAATCCGCGCAAGCGGCACTGCTACTACGCTACCAGCTGGGAGAAGACGCCCGGCTCGCCGATCGGCATGGCCCTGCCTGACACTATTGGCGACCTTCAGGATGGCGCCAACGCTGCATTTCGCAGCATCATCAACAACATGGCCATGTCGTCGGGTCCCCAGGTCGTGGTGCACGACGATCGCCTGTCGGGCATGGAGAACGGCGAGAGCATCTATCCGTGGAAGCGCTGGCACGTCATGTCGGACCCCCTGGGGAGTTCGTCGACGTCGGCGCCGCCGATCGACTTTTTCCAGCCGCAGAACAACGTTCAGCAGCTGATCGAAGTGTTCCAGCTAATGTACACCATGGCCGACGATGTTTCCGCCATCCCACGCTATCTGCAGGGCGGCGCGCCGGGCGGCGCGGGGCGCACGGCGTCCGGCCTCGCCATGCTCATGGGCAACGCCTCCAAGGTACTCCAGACGGTGTGCGGTAACATCGACATTGACATGCTCGAACCGCTGCTGCGCAGCACGCTCGACATGATCCTGCTGACTGACCAGACGGGGATGCTGGAGGGCGACGAGAAGGTTACGATCAAGGGCGTGATGATTGCCATGCAGCGCGAGACGATGCGCAGCCGCCAGCTCGAGCTCCTGCAAGTCACTGCCAACCCGATCGACATGCAGATCATGGGGCCCAAGGGGCGCGCCACGCTGCTGCGCGCCGTCACTCAGAACGTCGGTATTCCTGGCGCGGAGATCGTGCCGTCCGACGACGAGCTTGCCGCCCAGCAACAGCAAGCGCAGGCGCAGGCGCAGATGCAACAGATGGTCGGCCATGCCATGGGGCCGCAGACTGGCGGACCTTCCGCCCCTGCGCAGGCACAGGGCAACCAGCCGTCGCCGCCATCGGGCCAGCAAGGGCCGCGCACCAGCATCATGCCGTCTCGCGTCGTGGCGGGCGGCGTAGGCGGCAGCCCGTAGACGTGTTATGTTTTCCGCTACACGTTAAACCAGGAGTCACCCATGAGCATGAAGTCGATGAGCGGCGGCAAGTCTGACGGGTTCAGCGGCGTGCGCAACGTCCACGCTGGCAAGGACAGCAAGAAGGGCAGCGGCGGCAGCGATGGCACTTCCGGCTTCAAGTGGAACGAAGGCGGCAACACCCACATGTACGGCCGCTCAAGCGCTGGGCCGATGCCAGCGGGGCAGACAGCCAATAACCATCCGGGTCCGGGGTCGAACAAGGAGTTCGCTGGCGGTGGCCACAAGAACCACATGTTCAATCGCATGGGCGCGGAGCCGATGCCGGCCGGCGAGACGGGCCGTAACACGGCTGGGCGCGGCGCGAACTTCGCGCAGGGCGGCAGCACTCATATGTTTGGCCGCCGCGGCAGCATCAAGCGCTCACCGGGTGAAACGGGCGGGATGTAACCCGCGCAGGTAACCATGGCCCAGAAGCCACTTCACGTTTACGACGGCGTGCCGCCGTACGACATCGCCCGACTGGAAGCAGACCTCGCCGAAACGACCGAGGCTCTGCGCCAGTCGGAGGCGAACGTTCACGCAGCGACACCTGGCCACCACATGCATGCGGCACACACCAAGCACGTTCGCAAGCTGGGAGAGTTGGTGGCGCGTCAGCAGCGCTTCCTGGCCATGGCGCGCCTGACAATGTCCTTGCTCGAGATCCATCCGAAGCCCGACCCGAAATCCGATGCCTCGTAAATCGTTCGGGCGTTCGACGGGTAACTTGCCGGGTAAACCTCGGCCGACGAACCACATCACCAAGACACCCTTTGGCGGCGTGCCGGTGGGCCTCAAGAACGTAAAGCCCCAGGGCAGCGAGCTGCTACCGGGTCGCAAGGCGCTGGAGCTGGTGGCCAAGCCAAACAGCAACGTGCAGGACTTCGGTCGCTTGACACCGATCGGATCCGGCGCCCTGAACCAGGATTTTCTGTCGCAGACGAGCGATCTTGAGAAAAATCAATCTTGAGAGAAATCAATGAGCGTCGTTGACCTGGGCGCTCTTGCGCCGCCGCCCCGTCGTGCAGCCCCAAAACTATCCGTCGACCCCGACGTCATTGCCTTGGCCGTTGTTTTGGACGTCCTGCGCAAGACCCAGCCGGCGACTTTCACGCAGCTTTCGGAAGCGCTGCACGGCTTGCTCGACAAGGAAGGCAAGCTGCTGGTGCGCGTCCCGCACAATCTTCTGCCGACATCTCAGGGTCGGGCGCAGATCGCCGACGATGTTTTAGGGGCGTTGGACAACTGTGCGCTATTGGCAGAGCGGGCGCGAAACATTAAGGTCGTCCAACAGAAATAGGACGAGAGGCCACGATGGCAACGGATGCGCACCTGCCGATCGACACTTCGGTAACAGTTCCTCCTTCCGTGGCTGCAGCAGCCCGCGCTGCAGATGCTCTTTTGGCGGCTGCGACAGCGCCGCCAGTCGGCGGTCCGCCGCCGCCAGTCGGCACGCCTCCCGTTGTGGAGATTCCTACTGGCGGGCCACCGCCTCCCGCCGGGTACGCCCAACCTACGCCTCAGCAAGTACCTCCGCAGGTAAGCCAACAGGTGACCCACCCGCAGGATCCCGACCAGCTGCCCCCGCCGGCTCAGCCGGGCACGCTCGAGGCGCAGTGGGAGCAACGGTTTAGGTCGTTGCGCGGCCGCGTCGATGCCATGACGTCGGATTGGCGGCGCAAGGAAGCCGGTTATACAGCTCAGGTGGATGATCTTATGCGCCAGGTCCAGTCACGTCCGCAGCCCCCTCCGCAAGGTCAGGGGCCAGCCCAGCTCCCCGCGGAGACGATCACGCCAGAAGAACGCGAGAAGTGGGGCGACGACATGTCGGACTTCGTCCTGAGCGTGGCGAACCGCATTGCCGGGGCGCAAACCAGCCAGGTCCAGCAGCGTGTCGAGGGCGAGCTTCAGCAGACTCGGCAGGATATCTGGGCCCGTGATAACGCTGCCATGCAGGCGTCGCTCGACCAGATGCTACCGGGTGGGAACGGTCAGCCTGACTGGCGGGTGGTCAACGAGCATGACCCATCTTTCGTTACCTGGTTGCAACAACGGGATGGGTTTAGTACATTTACGAGGCACCAGGTCTTGACCAATGCGTGGAATGCCAACGACACGCAGACGGTTTATCAGATCTTCAGTGCGTACATGTCAGGCGCCCAGCCGACTGTGCTACAGCCCGGAAGGCAGCCTGGGCTCGCTCCGCAAGGAGCCCCCCAGGCCCCGTCGAACCGTCTGCCGATGCACCAGCTCGCAGCTCCAGGCCCTGCCAGACCGGCTTCCAGCGGCGCGCCCGGTGGCCCGGAACCTAACCAGTACACCGAAACACAGGTGGCTCAGTTCTTCAGGGATTTGGGCCGCGGCGTGTTCAACGACACACCGGCTCGCCAGCAATGGGCGGCCGGTATCGAGCGGGACATCTTCGCGGCGCAAAGAGAAGGACGCGTGCTCCCTGGCTAGTTCAACCTAGCTCCACGGATCGATCCCCTATGGGCGCGCCGCGGGGCCGCCCACATGGGGAGTCTGTCAATGATCCGTAATCATCCGCTTAAGGCACACGATTTCGAGTGGACGGGTCTCGCGTCCGACGTCGATCCCGGCCTGATCCCGGTGCACGCGGTTGCGATCGCCGACACCGTAGCCTTCGCTTTCCCGCTCGCCGGCGCGATGACCACGCCGCCGATCTACCCGACAGGCTCGACCCAGCCGGCGACTGCCTACTCGGGCACGTTCATCCCGCAGATCTGGTCGGGCAAGCTGATCGAGAAGTTCTACGCGGCCACAGTGCTCGCGGCGATCTCGAACACTGACTATGAAGGCGAGATCAAGAACTTCGGCGATACCGTCAATATCCGCACCATCCCGACGATCACCATCTCGCCGTATCTCTCCGGCGGTAACCTCGCGGTGCAGCGCC